GGCTCTGGTGGAAGCGCGGGCGGAAGTTCGAACGGCTCTGGAAGCGCGGGTGCAAACTCTGAAACAGAAAGTTACGACGACCGTGAGCGCATGTCCCGCAGACCGCTCCTGAAGTGTTGTAACAAAAACGGCAACGTGAAATACGATCAGACGTTCTGCCCTAGGTCTTACAGAGCGGATAGATGCAAATGACCAATCAACGAGGGTCATTACCTATGGAACCTGATCTTACAGACGAAGAAAAGATTGAACTGAGAGAAATAATTGAGAAAGATAAAAGGTGGAAGTGGTTGGCAACGACGATAAGGAACACCGCTGGTTGGATAGCAGCAGTGGCACTAGGCATCACAGTAGGGTGGGACTGGCTGCTAAAGATTATAAAACAAGGGGCATCGTAATGAAAGCCACAGAGTTCTTAGCTGGTTTGATCATAGCTGTTGCCTTCCTTGTGTTGTCAGCATCAGCTATCCCTACAACTTACTGGTACAAATATCTTAGCATCAAACCTACAAAAGAGGTTTACACTGTTGGGGAGCCTCTCAAATTTATCTCTACAGTAGAGAACTACACCTCTGGAAACTACTCTATTGAATGGCACGACGAGCTAAGGTGTGTAGTGAAAAACGAAGATACCTTGATAGGAAAAGTTACCTCAACAGGGAGCCTGTTTTATAACAACAGACTTCCTAACAAAACTGTGTGGTCGTGGGGTTCAGTACCTAAAAACACACCTCTTGATGTACCCTGTTACATTAGGAGTATTCAGACAATTGAGGTGTTGTTTGGAATAAGCAGGAAGACTACCTACGAAAGTTCTTTTTTCAAAATATCAGAGTTTGATTACACAAGACAGCAACAGAAAGGCTGACATATCATGGTATGGGATAGAAACTACGGCACAAGGGAAGACGACTTCTGGATTCGCCATGCTATTGAAGAGATAGACAACACCTATGGTGACAGGGTACGACCTAAAGCCAAGTCACTGTTGAAATTTGGTAAGAACGAGTCTCTGGGCACTTCTATCGAAACCATCTGGGAACAGGGCGGTAACGAGACCTATGCGACCACAAACGCAATCGATAAAATATCAAGCTCTAGTGGTAGTGACACAGAGGTGCTTACTATTGAAGGACACACTGTTAGCGGCACAGGTACAGATGCACAGTTTACCTTTGTCGTTCAAACAGTCACCCTGGTCGGTCAAACAGAGACACCTTTGACTACACCTCTAGCCAGAGTCAGCCGTGCTTTTAACGCAGGTGCAACGACACTTGTTGGTGATATTTATATCTATGAGGATGATACTGTAACTAGCGGTGTGCCTCAGACAGCTTCCAAGATACACATGAAAATACCTGCTGGGCAGAACACAAGTTTCAAAGGGTCAACAACATTTAGTAACACTGACTATTTCATAATGACAGAAATGCACTTTGCAGTCGGTAAGAAGACAAGTGCTACTGTCGATTTTGATATGGAAATCCGTAAGGTTGGTGGCCTGTTCCTGCCTAAATTCCAAACCACGTTAGCTACCACAGGGTCTAACTCAGAGAACATAGAGTTCAAGCCTTACTTTATCGTGCCTAAAAATGCAGACATAAGAATTAGAGCAATCGGCTCAACTACTGCAATTGAAGCCGACTGCAATTTTGAGGGTGTGATCTGTGAGGTTGCAGATTAGTGTAGGGTTGTAGCTTCGAACTGGTCTGGGGCTACAAAGTTTTCAAGTAGCTCCAGCCTAAGCTCTAGCATTACAATCCTCTCTGTCATCTCCTGTAGAAGCTCTTGGAGGCTCCTCTCCTTACTACTCTCCATCCAGTTTCTCCCCAAAGCTGTACTGGTCATCCATGTATGGTTCGTTATCCTCTAGGAATTGCTTCAAGTCCTCATAACCTCCTATGTACTGCCTATCTACAAATACAGCAGGTGCAGTGCGTATCCCTTGGCTATCGAACAACCTCCGTAACTCCGTACTACCTTGATGGTCAAGAGAACATATTGAGAAATTGACGTTGTGGGAGTCTAAGAGTCCCTTTGCCTTTGTACAACTCTCACAGTAAGCCTGTGTCACAAGTGTCACTTTCATTTCTAAAACTCCCCACCTGACTTAATTCTAGCGTTCATCCACTGTGCTGTTACACCTGTAGGCTCCAAGAACTTTGACACAGGTGTGTTGTCATCACTGGATACAAACATCATGTCCAAGAGTGCCTTGTCTGTGAAAACAAAAAAGGTGTTTACAGAGGTCTTTGCTTGGATGAAGTATGCCAACTGGCTGTTGTACCCCATTTTGATAAGATACCACACTGTGAAGCCACCGACCTGCTGACCATCACCAAACAACTCGTTCATACCAAGTAACTTGTCTTCTGTGTATGCTCTGTGGAAAGCAAGTGTGCCATTAAGAGCCTGTTTCTTCCCACCTAGAAATGCAAACGCACAAGAGCTGATACAATACTGGTTCTTCAACACCACTGTTGCCAATCCTTTTTCATCAAACAACAACCCAAGCATAATCCCCTCTGCAAACAGGCCACCCCTGCTGCTGAGAATGATGGTGTCTGTCTTTTTGTTATTTTCCAGGTAAGCCTTAAGCTCTTTTGTAGCCCCTGCATCTATATCCCCGCTCATAAAAACAGTTGTCTCATTTGATTTGGTGAACTCATGTGCCCCTACAAGAAGTGTGGACATGAAGATAGCAACAAGTGCGATGAGTACCACAAGGGCTGTAATCTTCCAAGGTGTTTTAACATCGTTATTCATTTTTCAATTCTCCAATCCTATTAATTCAATCTCGTCCCAGTACTTACAGTACCAACCATTTTCCTTCATACGCTCAGTCCTCCCTTCTTCACACCAAGCCATAGCTTCTTTCATGTCCACAAAGGCAACCCTTGGTATGTCTTGAGTCTGGCCTGCCTCCTCTATACATACGTATATAATCATCTACCGTCCTCCTATATTAAGTCTACAATTTCACAAGAGTCACCAGAGCAAGCTAGGGTCTGACTACCAAGGGTATTGTCTTCAGTCTCATAAGTTTTCAACAACTCCCAATCAAGTTCTTTAGGCATTTCCTTTCTAAGGTCAACAATATCTTTCCAACTGACTTCTTGGTAGGGAGCCTGCTGATAAGTGTGACTGTCGTATGGCAGGAAACTAACACCTGACATTTCATCGAAGTGCTTGTACACAAACGCACCAACTTCAACCCACTCATCATCCCTTACGCTGATGGTTACACTAGGCTTGTGTTCACACCAATGCCTCTGGTACATGAGCCAAGTCTCTAGCTGGTCAATGGCACTAACATCAGATGTGACAATAGCCCCTTTTGGTGACGACATTGGGAAACTGAACACAGTGGTCGTGTCAGGACTAAATGCCGCAGGCTCATTAGGAACACCGCTGTCCTTCAAGAACTGAGTTAGAGGATCACCATTATCCCCACGAACAGTCCGTATGTAATGCCTGCTATAACGAGTGTGAATACCGGATGAAGAGTCAACCAACTGCGAAACCGTCCCACTAGGCTTGTTACAAGTGATAGCAGCGGCCACAGGAATCCCAAGACGATCAGCCCAAACTTTGTTAGTATCAACAGCGACATTACGAAGATGTTCAAGAGTTTTCTCCAAACCTTTGTTTTTTGTTGTCATCAAGGTGTTGTCCATCACACCTGTTAACGACACACCTAGAAGACGCTCTTCCTCAGTGTTCTTCTGCCACACCTTGCGTAGGTATGGGAAGTGTGTATAGGTTGATTGGATAGTACCTAGGATGGTTGCCAGTTTTACCTTACGCTCAAGGTCATCGATTGTGTCTGTGGCTCTTACAACAACCTCTGTAAGGTTACAAAACTGGTAGGGTCGAAGGATGATCTCTGAGCAAGGATTCGTGCCAAACATATGTGCAGGATCACGCCTACCGTTCTTCCCAGCCTGTTTCTGACTTGACTCACGGTTGAAGATGCCTCTCTCACCTGAACCGCTCTCCATAAGACTAAGCCACTCACGCATGAACGCATTTACGTCAGGCTTGCTTGTGTAGGCCACAGAGTTATTAGCATATTGACGTTGGGGGTTGTTCTCCCACCAGGACCCAGACTTAGCTGTTGCCATTCTGTTGCTGCTAAGGTTGCTCAAGCTAATCATTGCAGACCGCCTCACACCACCAACAACAACTACCTTCCCTATCTTACACATGATGTCGTGGCACTCAAGGTCAGTCAGTTTACGACCAGCAGCACCCTTAAAGACATCAATGGTGAAATTGAACAGGTCAACAAGAGGAGCGGGGCCACTGGCACGACCACCAAAGGTCTTTAGTTTAGAACCAGCAGGTCTTATCTTTGACACGTCCCAAGTAGGTATGTAACCGTCCCACAGGTCAGCCAAGAGTTCCTTGTAAGCCCTAGCCCACCCTTCCTTACTGTCAGCAACAACGATTTCACCTGTGCTGCGAAAGGTCTCACAGATTGGTGGTAGCTTCTCAATGTTCTCACGTTCCACACTGAACCCCACACCAGTGCCACACAACAGGATGAACATAGCCTCATCAAACGACCTTGGGTGATCAACAGGAAGATATGAGCAGTTGTAGGCACAGGTGTTGTCCCTATCCATTGCCTTACCTGCTGTCATCAAGGCTCTCATACTAGGCATGATATCAAGGTTGACAATCGCCTCCTCAATCTCAAAGTAGCAATCAACATCACCCACTACGTTTTTCATGTAACGCTCAACAGTCTCAGGCCATTCTTCTCGTCGTCCCTCATCCTCTAGCCACTTGGCGTATCGTGACTTGTGGATAAACGATTGGTAGTCAGTCGGTAGGTAATTACTCATTTGTTCAACCCTTCGATAATCTCATTGAACTCATCTTCTGTTGTGTAGTAACGTAGTGTAGTACAAAATGCACTGATGTCTGATGCCTTCTTATCAAAGGTCACATCCACGTCAGTATTTGGGTTCAACAAAACCTTTAAGCGTGAGGTCAGCGACTCTACAACAACCTTATCCATTTGGTAGTAATTCAACTTAATTTTCATCTGTAGTCTCCGCTTCAATAACAAAATCACTTATGTATTCCATGCCACGGTATGAAAAATACGACTTTAAGGTTTCTACTACAATATTGTTTTCATCCATGTCCACACACCAGACATAGAAGTCCCAGAGGGCGACGTCTGCATCTCTTTGTTTCTTGTTCATCTGTAGTCTCCGCTTCCACCAATAACACCACGCTCCATACGTGACTTGAGTTTTTCTAGGTTTGCTATAGGTATCTCCTCAAAATCAATATCTAGGTCTGTAGCTAGTGCTGCCATGTACCACAACACATCACCCAGTTCAGCAACCATATCCTCCCTGTCAAGAGGTGTACCGTCCCTGAAGTGCTTCTTGATCTTGTTCAAGAGTTCTCCAACCTCGCCAGCAAGACCCAGAGCAGGATACATAATGTCCAAACTACCTGAGTAAACTGCTGTCTTGTTAGCCTCTAGCTGGTAATCAGCAAAGGTCAATTCATCTAAATTATAGTCCATACTCTTTCTCCTCCTTTGTAAATACTTCAACAACAGTGTATTCTCCTACAGACTGACCACCCCACCTTTGCACCTCGCTATGTGCCATTTCCTTTGTGAGATATATACGGGGCTCGTAGTCATAGTGTTTCTTCCACTTCCACCTGATTATGTATCCTAAGCTAACTTCACCCATACTCTTTCTCCAATCTGCTCATTGATATAAACTCAGGGTCGTACATACCATTCTCGATATTACGTTTCACCAGGATACCTGTCCACCATTCTCCGTTTGATTGTCCTGCCCATCCTTCATCACCACCTTTGTAACACCCAACAACAGCACCAATGGCGTTGGCTTCATCCTTAAAATACATCCCTCGCTTGTGAGAATGACCTACAGTCGCTGAATTATACCGTTTCTGTACAATGCCATAAGAATGATGTATGCCGCTGATAGCCCTGCCATAGTTCCCAGCACCAATGAAATGAGCATAATCCACCCCATCGATATTTGCAATTGCAGGGGCTCCATTATAATACTCATGGTAAGCATCAAACCACCTGTTACAATTGAGGTGATCAAAGGATACACCATACCTAAGGCCGTGTATTCTAGGATCGTGTGAAATAGCAGTTTTAATCCTGTTCTCATGGTTGCCCTCGAACCCAATGAACTTTGGCTTTTTCTTTTTTGCCTTGTTGAACTCATGTCTGATGCGCTCCTGACTGTCGTTGTATGAGTTGATGTCAGCCTCGTAGTTTTGTGAGACAATTGCTTCTGGCTTCCTTGTGTCGTAGCTGTTGAGGGATGCCATGTCAGCACCGTCCCCCAGATCAACAACATAATCAGGCTTCAAGTCGTATAGGAACTTTCCTAACCAAGAGAACCTTTCGTTGCTGAAGTCTGGCTTTGCGTGTCCACATGAGAACACCACTGCTGTCTTACTTAGGGTCATCTAAACGATCCAATTCAGTAAGGAGGACAAAGACTGCATCAGCAGTATCTCTAGGCATTGGTTTTTCAATGTGGATACTCTTAACTTGCCCTACGTCCTCAGAAACGACAATGAATTTTCCTTTGTCACCAACTTCTTTAATACTAAACTTCATGATTTAACTCCTTAAAATCCTTCTCTATCATTAGGGCAGTAACCCTATCAAAAATACTTTTACCAACCAAGGGGTGAACACAATTACGGAGAACTTGAGCAGGACAGTGATTGCTTCCATAATAAATGTTGCCTTCGTAATGTATGCCTAACCAGTCCTTCAGAGCCTCTGATGCTGCCACATTAGTCCCCTTTATAAAGTCATTAGGTTGAGGAACCTCCTTGGCATCAAAATCAAAGTTTGACCAAAATAAATGCCTACCAACTTTTGAGGATGGTGGCACAAGTGGACTGTACCAAGGCACGACATTCTCCACTACCCACAGGCCATCATAATCATTTTGCAAAAACAATATTTCTTCATAAAGTTTTAAATCAACATACCTAGGCTTCCTGTTTTTCCCTCCTCTAATCATCCTACTGTGAGACTGACAAGGAGGCGACGACCATATGAAATCGAAATCCTGGTGATATTCTAAAAGAAACTCATGGGCATCCCCTTGAACGACACAATCATTGGGGTACAATTGGTGGTAAGTCTCCCACAGTTTCTCGTCTAACTCAACAGAAGTTACCTCACAATTGTCCCAAAACTTCCTATTGCCGCCTAATCCAGCGTATAAATTTAGAACTTTAATCTCCATAACCTACCTCCTTAAAACCCTCTGTATAGACCTCATCGACATCTTCCATACACTCATCCATATCTTCGTAGTACACCTCCTCAGTCCAGTAGTTATCTCCATCTGTAACGCTGTACAAGCACCACACCTGACCGTCAACAGTCTCATATGGACCTGACTTTACACCTATGAGTTTCATTTTGAAGGCTCCTTTGTCCATTTGACAGGTATCTTTTTGTCTGCATATTGGAAACCGTGCTTATCACACCATCCAGCATATGTTGTCTTTGACTTCTTACTCAGTTTCTGCCCTGAATTACTGAACACAAACCTAATGTCCAACTCAGGTCGCTGATCTTTTATCAACAGGTGTTTTACCCTGTCGCTACTCACAAACCTTCCTTTCGTTTCTATGTAGATGCCATTGCTAAGTCTGAAATCAGGTGTGTACGTCTTAGGCTTTGGGATGTAGGGTATCCTTTCTTTCTCATACGTGTATTCAACACCTAAATCATCCATGAACTTTGCGTTGTCCTGCTCCAAGCCTGACCGGAATCCAGCTTTAATTGCTCTCTTTCTTATCCTTCGTTTGAACATCATCAGGCTCCTTTTTCTGTGCCCTGTAATGCGCCCATGCACCGCGCCGACAGGCGAAACGGTCCCAATGAGCGACGCCATAAACGTCAGCGCTTTTCACCCAATGATAATGCTCATCGCACTCCCACCACTGCACAGTGTACCCCAGCGGAAGTTTTTGATTGAGCGAAAAATTCACCACATAATCGCCTGGATTAATGAGCGTTTCATTCCACATCTGAACCCTCCTTTTTGTGGTCGCGCTTATTCCATCGATCAAAGTCTTCTGGATCAAGCCAGATGCCAGATTCATAGCATCCGTTTTGCGGGTGAGAAAAACAATCTGTGTGTGGCTCATAGTCAACGGCTGGAAGTGATACACCGCAAAATGGACATGGTTTAAGCTCCATCGGTAGGCTCCTTTTTGGTGACCTTCCAACCTTTGGCACTCAACGCATGGAGATACCCTCGCGCGCTGCGCCGCACATCGCCGCGCAAGTGTACGGTGTCACCACGGCTGCACATATATTCGCAAATATCATCTAGCTGCTGCTGAATGTCTGTTTTGATTTCTTCAAGGGTTCTAACTTCCATCTGTAGGCTCCTTTTTGTAGTAACCACTCATCATTCAAAAT